ACTACAGACTGAACCGGGCATTTGGCGAGCAGGATCGCGTGAGCTGGCAAGCTGAAAGACGAGCCAGACCCGGCGTGCATGAGCAAAGGCCCAGGAAAGGCGTCGAGCACCAGTCTCCAGCGGGCCGCCATCAACTGCCTGCCGGTGATGGTCTCGGCAGCTTGGCGGGCAGCGGTGATGAGCGAGCCGATCAACGGGTCATCGTCGCCACCGTCCACCCGCAGGTGTTGCTTCGCCTCAGCCAGTGAGATTGGCTCCCCTGCGGGTGGTGTGACGAGTTGCAGAGGCATTTAGACGATCTGCACAACAGCGGCCTGGTTACTGGCGTCGCCCGGTGCAAACCGGGGATTCACACCCAGCAGCTGCGCCGCAGTCAGACTGGCAGCCACGCCCACAGTCACCGACAGGCGAACGAAGGCATAGCCGTTGGCCACATCCAGGTCATCCGGGCGCAGGTTGATCAGGGCCTGCTTGGCCGAGCCACTGGCGGCCTGGGTGAGCTGCGTGATGGCCTTGCCCGTCAGATCCTTGGCACCGGTGCCTGAGGCATCCTGGGCCTGCTGGAGCTTGGCATCCAGCGTGGCGTTGGTGCCCAGAGCGCCGCTTTGGATGAGCGCCAGCAGGTTGTGGTGGTTACCGGCCGAGATCCAGCCGGTAGAGGTGGTGCCGACGGCCTGGCTGGCCGGGTCGATGGTGGCCAGAACCGAGAAAAGCTCGCTGCCTTTTGCATTGGGAAACATGTGATTTCTCCTTGATGGTCAGGCGCTTGATCAGCGAGCGCCCAGTTGGACAAAGGGCGACAGGGTGGTGTTGCCCTTGGCGGGGGTGATCGGCGCAGCGATCTTGGATTGGCCATCCATGCGGAACGTGGTGCGAAAAGCCGTCAGGTCCGCATCGAAGTACAAGTGCATGGAAGTAGCGGTTTGCATGCCACCCGCCTTGGTGATGGTCTGGTAGTACGACAGGTCCGCCAGGAGCACATCGCCTGCCGAGGAGAAGGTGTTGGCGTGCTGGGAGACGATCACCGGGCGGCCCAGCAGCGTGCCGTAGGGCGAGACCTGAATGCCTCCAGGATTCACACCTGTGGGCAGGTAGATCGGGTAGTTGCCCAGGGTCAGCGTGAAAAGCGCCGGCAGCACGTCGTTGTTGACGATCCAGACAGCCTTGCCAAATGAGCCAGGCGGCAGGCGCGAGATCATCTTGGCCAGGTTCTGGGCCAAGAGCGTCTGAGTAGCCTGAGTCGATTCCTTGGCCACGGTCACCGTGGTGGCATTGCTCATGCAGCCCACCGGCAGGCCAGTGCCCGAGCCGAACAGGATCGACTCGTTGGTCTTCCAGCGAATGGAGGTGGCAATTTTGTCGGGCAGGTAGGTCGACAGGGCATTGGTGTCGTCCAACAACTCATCGGTCACCGGCACCAGTGCCATGAGCTTTTTGAGGCGAAGGGTCGACAGGCCCAGCACCGGCTTGGTACCGATGGCAGAAGCTGCTTCACCCTGCCAATAGGCACGGATGCCGTTGGTGCCCCAGGGCGTGGTCTCGTCCTTGGGGAAGGCCATGGTGTTGCCCGTGATCTCCACGTTGTCGGTCATCGGCAGCAGGGAGTCCTCGCCCAAAGACAACTGGAAGATTTCCTGGGCGAACTGAGGCGGCACCAGAAAGCCGCCGTCCTGGGCCGAGCCTTCGCTGCCGAAGGTGGCAGGAGACACAGCGTTTCGGCCCGAGCCGATCAGCAGACGCTCATCAATCGATGCGCCAGGGTTTTGTGCCTGGCGCACGGTCTTGAGGAAGTCGCCCACGCTCTTGAAGCCGTGCTTGGGGTCAGCGGCGGCGTTATCCAACACCGTGATCACGGAGGCCGCGGTCAGTTGAGAGGGGTGGTTCATCTGCGCCTCCTCAAAGATCAGGGCAGCTTCACGGTCAATGGCGGCTGAAGTTGCTTCGATCTTGGCTTTTAGGGCTTCAAAGGCTGCAACCTCTTCGTCGTTCATGTCGCGCTGCTCAGCGGCAGCGATGTCGGTCAGGGCGCGTGCGTCCTTGACCAGGTTGGCTTTCCGAGCTTGAAGCTCACGCAATTGCTTGCTCATTGGTTTATCTCCAGAAATGAAAAAGCCGCCTGGTCGAAATGACTCAAGGCGGCGACAGGGATCACGACCAACGGGTCGCAGGGGGGCGCAGCCCTCAACGGAGGACTGCAAGGGAAAGGGTTGAAATCAGACCAGCATCAAACCAGTGCGAGGGCATCCCGCGCCTGTTTCAGGCGGGAATGGCTTTTCTGCGGCTGGCTGCGAACGGCGTTGCCTGTGACCTTGGCCTGCATGCGTGCCAGAACATCATCGAAGGACGCAATGCCATCGACCATGCGCTGCGCCAGGGCAGCATCAGCGCCCAGCACCCGGCCTTCGCCCATGCCGTTTCGGACATCGTCGACCGTGACACCTCTGCCCACGGCCACAGCCTGGATAAAGGCGTTGTAGTAGTCGTCCACACGCGACTGCATGAAGGCCTGGGCCTCCGGGTCCAGCGGCACATAGGGGTTGCCCTCGACCTTGAACTTGCCAGCCGAGACCAGAGTGGTTTTGACGCCTTCTTCTTCCAGCGCTTTCGAATAGTCAAAGTGCGCCTGCCACACGCCAATGGAGCCCACCTCACCTCCAGGGGTGACGTAGAACTCACTGGCAGAGCAGCCAATCCAGTAAGCCGCCGAGGCAGCCAGGCTATTGGCCACGGCCACCACGGGTTTCTGGGCTCGAGCTTTGACGATCTCCGAGGCCAGTTCGGCCACGCCATAAACGCTGCCGCCAGGGCTATCAATGTCGATCAGGATCTGGCCCACCGTGTCGTCAGCCAGGACCTGGCGCAAGGCCGAGGTGAATTGCTGGGTGCTGGTGCTGCCGGGGCCAGAGATGTCATCGACCATGTTGCCCCGCTGGGTGACCACGCCATACAGGGGCAGCACGGCAATGCCAGAGCCCGCATTGGCAGCTGCCATCTGTTTGCGGGTATCGCGCAGCACCCGCTCCGACTGGATCTGGAACATGGTCTCATCAGTTGGAGGCTTGCCCGCAGACCAGCGAGTCAAGACCCCGGCCATGGCCTGCAGGCGCTCGGGCATCAGGGCCCACGGGGTGGTCAAAAACTCGGAGAGCAGGAGTTGTCTGTTCATGTGTGTATTCCCAATTGAATAAGGGACCGGGACAGCGCCGGTTCATCCTCGAGTGATGGAGCGCCCTGCGCCCAGTCCTGCACGGCCGATAGAGGCAGGCTGAAGGTCTGGGCGATCAGGTTGATTTCGTTGGAGCCCAGCGCACCTTTTTTGCAGATGCGACGGGCCAGTCTCTGGGCGTTGGACTCGACCAGCTTTCGCAGGCGCAGGCTCAACTGCTGGTCTGGTTCAGGACTGGCATCGGTGTCGGAATCCTGAGATTCAATTTCCGCGTCCTCAGCGTCATCCTCTTCAACCATGTTCAGCGGCCGCAGCGGTTGATCGAGCCCTGCGATCGGGTTGAGGTTTTCTGAGATGCGGGCCTCGTTGCGAGTGAGCCAGCCGTTCTGGATGCCGCTTTGGTAGTAAGCAGAGCGGCTGGCCGCATCCCCTCGCATGAGGTTGGCAAAGTCAAACTCGATCTCCAGGGCGTCCCCATCGTGAAGCAGGTCAGCTTCGATGGATGCCTCCCAGCGCTCCGCCCAGGGCGTCATGGTGTGCATGACGAATTCCAGGCTTTGCTGCTCGATGTTGGAAAACGTTGCCCGGTCTAGGTCCGCAATCATGTGTGGCGGCACTCTGAACAATCGGGCGATGTCCGTGATCTGGAACTTGCGCAGCTCAAGGAACTGGGCGTCCTTGTTCGTGACGCCCACCTCATGAAACTTCATGCCGTTTTCAAGCACTAGGACCTTGCCCCGGTTCGAACCAGACTGCGCCGCCTGGTAGGACTCTCGAAACACCCGCTTAGCCTCCGGGTCCTTGAAGGTGCCCGGGAACTCGATCCAGCCCCCTGTGGGTTTGGCATCGTTGGAAAAAAACCGAGCCCCGTAGTCCTGCGCTGCCAAGGCCATGCCCAGACTTTCTCGCGAGAGCTCAATCGGGCTCAGACCAATCAGCCCGTCCGAAGACAGGCCCCTCAGATGCCAGACCTCCCCACGCGGCAGGACGATCTCGGAGCCTGCCTGATCCCGGATGCGGTAGCGGTAGTCGCCCGAGGACAGCAGCTCCATCCTCACCCGGTCAGGGTGAATCGGGATCAGCTCGGTGATTTCACCCCGGCTGTTGGCCAGGATCTGACAGAAAGCGTTACCCCTCAGAGCCAGATGACCCTGAAGCATTTCGCGCCACTCGAATGGGTTCTGGTAGCGGTTGGGCCGTTTGCCCAGCAACTGGTAGAGCCAGTGGTCCGTCACCCGGTCCTTGCCGCCGTCCTTGCGGGGTCGATAGACCACCAGGGGGAGCGACGCCATGGTCTCCGAGAGGATGCGCACGCAAGCGTAGACCGCAGCCAGGCGCATGGCCGAATCGGCTGAGACATGCATGCCCGAGATGCTGCGAGCCGAAACAGGCTCAAACCAGAAGTCTCCCCAGGAGGAACGGTCATCGCTGGATGCCCTGAATCGATCAAAGAAG